TTATTCCATCAAGTAAAACATTACTTTGTTCATTATTATTCATATCAATTCTTTCCTTTATATAATATATTATAACATTAATTAAATAAAAAATCAATTAGAATAAGAATTTTCCAGAACCTGTAATTTCATAATCTTCAATAAATATTTGTGGAGTTACATTACCCATCCATTCATTTTGATGACACTTTCCCACAATATCTAGGGATAAGTATGCTTCAGTGAAGTTTTCTAATTTATAACACTCATCATCTGTTGCATTAAATTTCATTAATGAAACATTATTTGGTAATGTAATTTTTAATGTATTTGAAGATTTTTTATAAACTGTAACCATATCTTTAGATAATTTTAAGTTTTCTATTGCTATAAGAGGTTCATCTAAATCTTTTCCCCATAATGAATTAAGGTTTGCAATTGTTAAAATATCTGTTGAATTTACATTTGTATTATTATAAATGTAGTCTACATAATATAGTGGATCTGCGGAAATGCCGTCTAAAGCGGCGTCAGTCTCGGTAATAAAATCGGATACCGCACCTTCCGCAATACAAATACCAAATGCATTTTCATGACCTTGAGCCCATTCGGCTCCAGCCTGTTCACAAATAGTTTTAAAATTAGTTATACCAGTAGCTTCATAGCCTCTAGCGCTACCTTGATATGTGTCATCGACTTTAACAGTAATACAACAAGGTCTTTGATATTTATTAGCAAATTTATTTGCAATTAAACCAGCTATATTTCTATCTAAATTATTATCTAAAGTAAATAATAATACTTTATGGTCTAGCATATGATTATCTTCAATCATATGTTCTAATCTTTCCATCTCTGCATCTTGTGCGCGGGTTTGTCTATTTTTTACATTAGTCGACATTCTAATGGCTTGATCAACGAGTCTTTCCATCTCCCCAGCAGCATGTCCGCGTTTATTAGAAGGTATCATTTCAAAAGCATTATGAGTTAACATACTTTTAAATAATAATTCTTTTTCTTCTATTGTTCCACTTCTTTGAACAGCATTAATCATAGGTACGATATAAAATGCTGCATCTATTGAAGTAATATGTTCGCCTAATTTAAACTTATTTTTTTGCCACATTTCATAAATATATGGATTGTGGATATTATCAGGTTCAAATCCTTTTGTTATTAAATGTTTAGTTTCTATTGAAGTTAAACTCATCATATCTCCAGTAAGACCTAATGCCACTAAATCTAAATATTTATCCGCATAAGTTACATTAAGTTTATTATCTAAATATTTACAAAATTGATAAGTAACTCCAACTCCTGAAAGTTCTTTATTAGGATAATCTGATAACTGATTATTTACTATATAAGCATCTTCACTTACTTTATCTGCTAAGTGGTGGTCTAATATAATAATATCAATATTATCTTCTTTTAACTTTGCATGAGCTTCATAGTCATTAGATCCAGCATCTGGAACTAATATCAAATCAAATTCATGAGAATCTATGTAGTCCATACAATCATTAAGTCCATGTTGTTTACCCTCATGAACAAATCATTTTAAATTATTTTCTACTCAACTTGGAAATAAGTCATGTAGATAATTTATTAATAAAGCTGCGGAAGTGAAGCCATCACAATCGCAATCACATATAACTAAAGTCTTAGATTGTTTTCCAATATGCTGGATCAGACAGCGGGCTGCCGCATTTAAATTATCTTCGCCAAGAGCTTCAGGAGGATTAATATCTGCATCTGTTGTATGCAAATAATGATTTACTTCATTAATAGGAATATGTCTATTTGTCAATACTTGTTCTATTGTAGAATATTCTGGATTTATTTTATTAATTAATTGATATTTCATAATTCTCCTCCTTTACCTCTTAGTCATCATCATGGGCTGATGCTAGAAAAATACCTAGCATAAAGCCAGCAAACATACATATTATAATTTTAAAAAAGCCCATTATAACATGACTCTCCTTTCAAACAGTTGAGTAAATATTTCTGGTCCTTTATCTATTGGACTATCTTTATAATCCAATAAACCCCATTTATCAAACATAAAACTAATACGAGTTAATACCCCATATTTTTTGTTTATGTCTTTTAATTTTTTAGTCCAACCCTTAAACTCTTTATCTCCAATCTCTTGAAACTGTTTATCAAAAGCAATGATAATTTCTTCGACATCTAAAGATTGTAATAATTCTACTTGATATGCGGTTAGGTTGCTACCACATACTGCTACACTTATATCATTATCAAAACCAAAATAAGATTGATATAATAAACAACTTTTCTCACCTTCAAAGATAATTGCTTTTTTATATTTTCTTATATTGTTTTTACTATTATTTAAATTGTATAAATTAAAACCTAATGGGTGATTATACATTTGATAATTTAATATTGCTGGTTTATATTTCCCATTAGCTTCATCTTCTTTAATTAATGTTCTTTCTCTAATACCAACAAGGCGGCCATCTATATTATAATGCGGGATTACAATACCCCATAATACTGGATCAAACGCAATTCCGCATCTATCCATAACCTCTTGAGATATACCTTCTTTTAACCACATAGGTATTCTTGGTCGAGGTAAATATTTTAAAATTTTATCATCATAAATTTTTACTTCTACTTTACGTTCTTCTTTTTCTTGTGCTTCTGATTTAGCATAATTATTTAAAATTTGCCAATCAGAAGGTTCATCACTATCATTTGTAAAATTATTTGCGGAAATTGCTATTCCAAAAAAATTTGCTACAAATTGAATAGCTTGATATAAAGTAATTTCTTTACCTTGCACTTGTTGATTTTTAATAATTAAATCATATATATCAAAAATGTCAGAACATTCTGTATAGCAACGAAATAATTTTGTGTTATCATAATAATATAATTTATGACTTTCGCCTCCATGACAGATTGTTCTGCACATTAATAATTCGCCTTTTTCGATCGGATCTCCACCTAATGCAAAGACCAAATCTTTTACTTGTTCAATAGTTAAACTATTTTTTAAGTTTTCAGACATTTCTTTTAAATTATCCATTTCCGCCACTTCCCTTTATAATTATATTATAACATAATTATTTAATATAATCAATATTAGAAAGCAGAGGCTTGAAGTTTTGGGTTAACATTTATCTTAAAGTCTGGTAAATCTATTAACTGATAATTATAATCAGTTGCAAACATTGGTATAACGCGGCAGGTGCCTTGATCAGCTTTACACCATAATAAGATATCTTTATATTGACCTCTACGATTTTTATATACAGATATTTTTATTGCAGGTTCTTCATATTTAAATCTCATTATAACTTCTTTTAAAGCATCTTTATCTTCTTTACTTGTCTTAAGCATAATCATACCTAAGTCAATTTTATCTGCAATAGATTTAGCACCACGCAATAAGTTTTGGTCATATTGTTGAGCAGTTAAATAATCAGCATTTAATTGAGTTGCTGTCATAATAAATACTCCATATTCATTACACATATCTTTTAATTTAATAGAAATCATAAATAATACATTATCTTCTCTTAAACCTTTAATACCTGTTTTAGAAGTAACTTCACTAAGTATCTTCATTGATGTATGTAAGTAATCGAAGAATACATATCTTACTCCCCACTCATGAATACTAAATTTGATAGTGTTTTCAATATCTTTAATAGAGAAATCTGGAAGTTTTTTGATATAGATTGGACATTTAGAAATTAGCTCTGCCGCATATCTAACTCTTTCTAATTCTCCTTCTTCATAAGCATTATAAACAATATGACTTTCATTTACACCTGATAAGAAAGCTAACATCATAGTTTGAATTTCATCTATTTCTTGTTCTGTTGTAATAAATATAGTTGGTTCTTTTGTACCATTTTCAATTCATGCTTGTTTTTCAGTATCATATATTTTATCACAAGCAATAGCACAAGCATCAGCAATCATACTTCTTGTTTTACCAACACCTGTTGCGGCAGATCGTAGATAAAATTTCTTCAATCTAGCTCCTCTTGTTATTGTATTAATTAATGGGCCATACATTGGATAACCAATCTCAGGTCTTTTTTGAAGACTCTCGATAAGTTCTGTCATACGATCTCCCGCCTGTACAAAATCTTCATTTGAGTCATCAACATATTTCATTCTAATTTCAGATATTTTTTTATCTATTAAATCAGCAATTTCATCTAAGGAAGCATTGTCTAACCAATCTTCTTGTACTTGCTTCTTTTTTGCATCTAATATATTATCAACATCATAAAGCCAAGATAAATCCATTCCCGCATTGTTATACATACGAAGTAATGTCATTTTTTTAACTCTTTGATAATAATAATCAAATGTTGATAATTGAATATTTTCACTTATTTTTTGTAAGTATTCTGCACCTTTATAACTTTTATATACTGCTAAACTTTTAGGTCTATCTTTAAGATAATCTTCAATAGCATTAACATTAACTTCTTTTGCTCCAAGAGCATGAAGATTATATATAGAACCAAATAATATTTTATGAAATTCTTCAGTAAAGTCATCTTCATTAAAGAAATATTTTTCGTCATCTAATAAAGAAACATTTTGATAAATACAACCTATAACTTGAATTGTTGCTGATATGTCTGTGTATTTTTTCATTATGTACCCTCCTAATTATCATCATCTAGATGAAATAATCTTCTAGTTTGCGTTGTTACTCGTGGAGATGCTATCTCAACCTCTTGAACAATAGGTTTATGTAAAGGTGCATTATCATTAACTAGCTTTGCTAAATATAATGTATAGTAATATTTCTCTGCATCTTGATAAACATATGGAACTATACCAATTCCATTTTGTGCAAGCTCAGTTGTATGTCCTTTAATTTCATACCACCAGTATAGAGTTTTAAGAATTCCTGTGTAAGTATAATTATAATCTTGATGGAATTCTTGAATTTGTTTTCTCATTTTAATATTTAAGGTTTTAATACCGAATAATTTCTTTATATATGTTTCTAAGTTTGCATAATCTTTTTCATCTTGCGGGATTGCGGCGTCTACTCGCTCGACACACGCCTTGTGCGCATATCGGCGGCCGCCCACTTCTATAAAAGGTTCAATATCTCTATTAAATTTTTCACCGCAGTATTTACAAATTACAAAATGTGCTGCCATAATTCATCAACCACTTTCTTAAAAAATAAAAAGAGAAGATATAAGTTTTTTAAATGTTATACTTATATCTTCTCATCTCCTTTTATCTCACTAAATCTTCAAGTTCTAATACTATTAAATTAAGCATTTCAACTTGGTCTCTTGTGCAATTACTTGCTTTTTTGCCTTTACCTAAATATTTCTCTGTTATTTGAGTAATTTTAGGAGCCCATACTGTAGCCATAGCTTCATCTGAGCCAGCCTTTGCAGAAATCTTACCAATTACATCTTCAAAGTTTTTCATAACTTTATCAAAATCTAATTCTTCTGCTTTTACTTCTGCTCTTTCATTTGTAATGAATTGAGCACCTTTTTGTTTAGCTTCTGCATCAATAGCATCATTAACTGCTTTTGCTAAACTTTCATAATCAGCAGGTATTTCTTCTACCATATATTTGAAGCGGCAACCGCATGCAACAGATCCATCCTGAGAACGTAATCTAATTTTAGCAACAGAGTTACCATCTGTATTATCAATATACATATAACCATAAAGGTCAGCCATATTTTCAATAATACGATTATAAGTATCAGAAATAGAAGGTCTAATTATTGAGAACTCAGAACCATCAATTTTCTTAAAACTGCCTTCTTTATAATGAGCTATAAAACAAACAGCATAACCTAATTGAGTGATTGTTCTAAATACATCTTCAAATTCTTTTTTCAATAGAGTCCAACCTTGACCATAAGGGATTTCACCAATAGCATTAACGCCATTTTGACCACAAATATATTTTTCACAATAAGTTGCGGCGATATCAACAGTATCTATAATAACTGTTGAGAATTTTTCCTTAACTTCAGGTTTTTTTAACTCTCTAACAACTTGTTTAATATCTGACCAAGACATGATATCTTGTGCCATAATTCCAGCTAAAGCATTATACCCGCGTTCAAAAGCAAGTAATAATGGTTTAGGCATTCCTGCACCTAGAGTTGTTTTACCAACTTTTGGAGCTCCATAAATATATGTAATATAACCACTTAAATCTCTACTTATTTGATGTGGTTGTATTTCTAATAAATTAATTGCCATATGTATTCCTCTCTTTCTTTAATTGAATAATAGGCGGAAATGCATCTCCGCCTTATTATCTATTTATTAAAAATTAAATGTTCCTGTTGCTACGCTTACAGGTGAAGTAGGTTGACTACTAGATGTTGCAGCACCAGTTGCTTCTTTTTGAGCTCTATAATCCTCGTTACGTTTCTTTGTATCAGCTAACATTAATTCTCTATCTTGAGCTGCTTTTGTTACTTCAGCACTAGTTAAAACTGTTTCATCTTCGAAATCATATGGTACTTTTGAAGTTCCTGTAATAACCCATTGTCTAATTTTTCTTTCATAAGTTCTTACAGCTTCTTCACCAAATGCAGTTTCTTCTTTAACTTCTTGTTTATTTGAACCACAATAAATTCTACCCCATACTTTTGTGAATACAGGATTACCTTGAGTTGCTCCTAAACCTTCAAAATATTCCATACCTTCATTTGTTTTAACAACAAAATCAACTGGTAATAAGTTATTTCTAAAGTTGAATACAGCTCCTTTTACTGTTACTAAAGTTTCAGAGTTTGCTACATCTGGATCTGCTTCTGTTCTAATTGCAGAAGTTATTAACATATCCATTGAGAATGTATTTCTTTCATTTTCAGGTGCTAATGCATTAATTATTGTTACAAAACCACCTTCATTTACTTTTGTTGAAACAAGTCTATCATCTTGTGTATAGAAATCATTTAATGCTAATGCAGTGTCTACTCTAACTTTTAAAGCATCATCTGCTCCATTAGCAATAACTGTTTTACCTTCATCAATAATTTTCTTTAAATTTGTGTAAGTTGCATTTTTATTTCCAGAATTAGTTGTTTCAGTTACATATGTAAAATGAACTGGGATAACATTTAGACAATCATCATCTACTGCGATTTCTAAATTACCTGAAATAAAAGTCTTACCATAATTTTGAGAATCTTTATTTTGAACTGTCTTTTCTACTAAATTATGTTGATATACTCTTCCTTCAATTCTTTCTGTGTTAATCATTTTTTTCATAACTTTTTCTCTCCTTTTTCTTTTTTAACTCAAAACTATATATAATTATTATATCAAAAATTTTTCTAGTTGTCAAGTTGAAGCGCATCTCCGCTAAGTGTTATACCGTATGATACTGGAGACAAGCCTTTCTTTTCTGCATATCCTTGATTAATAAGTTTTTTAATAGAACCAGATACTGAACGAGGCGCCATTCCACA